TGATTGCCAAGAGTCTTAGGCGCTTTCTTTACGGTTTCAATTACTTGCGGTGAATATGCCATGATGTTCCTTAAAGGGGGCGCATGCCCCCTTATTAAATTAATCGTCCCAGTCGTCTATAGCAGAAGCTAAGCTTGCCTTGGCAGGAACTGCGGGCGCTTTCTTCTCTTGCTTAACAACTACGGGTTCTTCAACATCATCCTCGGCAGGAGCTTCTACCTTAGCCTTGGCTTTCGCCTTCTTGGGTGGTGGAGGTGGTGCCTCATCTTCGTCTTCCTCAATGCTTGGCTCAGGTGTAGCAACCTTAGATGGCTTCTTACCTTCGATAGCAATAGGAGCCGCAACCTTGTCTGTCTTGGGAACAGAGAATGTAATTGCCGCGAGTGCGTCAGGTGTTTTACCTTGTCTAGCGGCGGCGTCATACTCCTCTTGCTCTAACCAACGCATTGCCTTAAAGAACAACTTGGGAGACTCAGCAGATGTATCGAACTTCATACGAGTCACAACCATCTCAGGGTCAACGCTTTGAGCCGCTAACCAACGAGCGTACGCCTTCAAAGGCATCTCGTTCTTCTCGCCGTCACCAAAGATAGATGCGCCGGGAATAGCAACTTGCAGTACGTCGCCTTCGATGTCGTTGGCAAGAACCACAGCAATACGGTGTTGGAAACGGCACGCCTTAGAATCACCTTGACCAGACCCGGTTACGTTCTTGGGACACTCCATGCAACGATCCGCTTGGCGATCTTTAGAATCAGGGCTTGGTGTCTCGCCATCGGCAGACCAACAATCAGCACGTTGTGCCTCGCCGTCGTACGGTTTTGCGTACCATACACGACTTGTCTTAGGCGCCGCATTAACAAACACCACATCAAGGTAGCGCTCCTCAATGTTGGCAATCTCTTTACCGCTAGACATCAAACGGAACACGCCACCCTTGATAGAGATACGCTTACCGAAATCATCACCGCCAAGCGCCTGTGCAAGCGCCGATTTACCTTCGCGTTGTTTTGCAAAAGCTGGGACTTTAGCCCCATCAAACAGAGCAATATTACTCATGTCTTCTCCTTATGTTGGTTTACGAACTGAAATGGCATACTCACTGTGTGAGTTTAAGCCGGGGGGTAATAGCTTGGGATTCTCTTCAAGAAACTTTGCCATGTTAGTTTGTGCAATGCGTTTCTCAAAAAGGTCGAGCGCATCGTGTTCTTTTACGAACTCTTTAAATGCGTCCCAATCTGATGCGTTGTAGCGTGTCTTGGTAGACAGCGATACTGTGCCTTGGTCAGTCTTTACAGACTTTACTCCGAGTACAAGCATTTGATCTTTGAGTGCGTTCTTAACGAGTTCTTGTTGCGCTTTGATGCCTTCAACTTCGTTCTCGTATGCGGTCGTCAACTCTTGAATCTTAGCTTGCATCTTTCGATACACTTTAGCCAACTTGTCCATTGGGACAGCCGACAGATCTTCCTGCGAATCGCTCATTTTACTTCTCCTTTTTGTCTAATGTTTAACAATGATACACCAAAAAAACTGCTTTGTAACCTCCTTTTAAATATTTTTCACTTCGCTATCAAATAGACCTACAAGCAACGAGTGGTCGTTAACTTTGGTATTCATAGCGGTGAATAGTTTTTTCTCGATAGGGCTTGACTCTATATGCACCACGGTGACCTTGTCTGAGTCTTGACCTTTACGGTCTGCACGTGCTATACATTGCGTATACATTTCAACAGACATAAGCGGTCCGTAAAACACTACGGTGTCTGCGGCTGTCAGGGTAATCCCGTGTGCCGTAGCTTGTGGTTGCATGACGAGAACTTTGATCGCATCGGTTGTTTGAAAGTCCTTGATGATTGTTGCACGCCTACCTGCTGACACGTCACCATGAATAGTGTCTACGCCGTAACCGGCTTTGCGTAGATGCGCCACAATCGAGTCGATGCTTGATCTAAAGAGCGCGAAGATGATAACCTTGCGATCCGTTTCTTCTAAGATTTCCTCAAGCACGTTAAGCCTTGGCTTGGCATCGAACTCGACAACTTCCTTCTCATCGGTGTACGCCGCACCACAAGAGATTTGTAGTAGCTTGTTAACCGCAACCCCTGCGTTGACTGCGCTGATAACTTCTCCTGCCGCTTTAACCATGAGTTGCTCTTTGAGCATCTTGTAGTATTTGTTTTGTTGTGGAGTCATCGGGACTTCACGTGTAACGGTCACAACTGGCGGTAGATCTAAGCATTGCTTCTTGGTAAAACGTATTGCCGGTTGAAGCGCTTCAAAGACCATATCCTTGGCGTTTGACTTCGGTGCCCACTTAAACATCGTGAGTTTGTTCATCACCTTATCACGCCAAGCCGTCTGAAATTTCGGCACATTGTTTGGATTAACAAGTTTAGCTAAACCGTACGCGTCCACGGGAGACTGCGACGCCGGTGTTCCTGTCATCATCCACAAGTACGTTTCAGGTTTTAGTATGGATGCAAGCGCTTTCCATCTGCGAGTCGATGGGTTCTTGTATGCGTTAGCCTCGTCCACAATGATCAGATCAAAGCGACCATCGCTTCTCACCTCTTCTGCAATCAACTCCAAGCCTTCGTAGTTGGTGATGACAATCTCGTAATCCTGTTGAATCATTTCAATACGACGTGTTGCTTTCGCATGGTGGGCTACGATAGCCGACCGATGTATCACGCTGTTGCTAATGTCCTGCATCCACGCTGACTGCATGATCGACAAGGGACTGAGCACCAAGACTCTACGCACTTCACCTTTTTGCATAAGGTAGTCAGCCGCCCACAAAGCGGAGAGCGTCTTGCCTGTACCGGGTTCGTTAAAACAGAACGCACGTCTGTTAAGCGTAAAGAAAGCGGCTGTCTCTATTTGATGCGCCATAGGTCTGAAACGACCAGGATAGTTGTAGCGTTTGGTAATGGGTGAGGGTACGTTTCTTACGCCAAGGTTCTTGAGTACACGTGTCTCGTCAAGTCCCCAGTAAACCGCTACGCTGTATATACCATCTTCTTCGCCAACGACTTTATGCTTTGGAATGATGCTGTACTTGTCAGGCGTGCGTGTCCTGAACAAGAGTGCCTTGTTATCAATTATCTCCATATTCTGCCTTTAATTTATATACTTCTACACGCCCTACTCTGTCGGGCATGTTCACTACTTCATAGACTAGTTCGTCTGCTTCAAAAAGCTTTCTAGCAATCCCTCCCAATGGATCATCTTTAGGTATGCTTTCCAACACCTTAACTTCAACCGGGGCATCCCCCAAACGTACTTCCCACAAATCACGACAAGCTTTTATAGACATTTTTTTGATGTCGTCGGTCACTATCTTGAGAGGATTAGCCGCAGTATCCGTACTACCACTAAAGATGCCCCTTGGGTCACTCCAACCAAACGAATAGCGCTCAGTTGTTTTGAACTTCATCTGAACTCCTTTGCAATGTAGTACATCGAAGTATTGTTGTTGAACTTCAAAATGCCTTCATCTCTTAGCATACGACCAACGTCTATCATGTCGTCTGACAGTTTGTTAACTTCAGTTGTTTCGCAAAAGCCGGTAGGAAAAATCGACATCCAAAGTCCCAACAACGTATCCACGGAAACGTCAATAAACGCTTTGTTCTTAACATCACTGTGTTTTTTGTTATTGAATGTATCCATGTTGATCGGTTTCCACTTAGCATACTCATCATCAAACAGCTTATTTAATCCCGGCAGTAACTCTTTGACTATTTGTTGTCTACTGATTGCCATCACGCACCTTCCTTAAGGCGATACCAACCGTCATCAGCTTCTTCCAATAAGTCGTTCCTTCTTAAGCGCCAATACGCATCTTGAAAAAATTGTGCGGACTGTTGAACGATGGGTAAAAGATCTTTTTGAACCCACTCATCTCCATACTTAGCTTGCCAAATCGTAACGAGTTGAGACAAAGGCATCATGTATGCCTCTCGTTTATTAGGATTAAACGTATTAAAGGTTTGATTAAGTATTCCGCTTGCTATTGCATCTTTAGTTACCTTCATAGACTTCGCTAGTTTTTTTGCGTAGTCCTGCGCAATCGTGGGGTCGTCTTCGAATAGATTGTTGTATATTTTTGCTTGCGTCGAGTTCATTGTTACTGTTTTTATTTTTGCCATTTACTTCTCCTTTGTTTTAGTCTGGTTTCCTACATACAAACTTCGAGCGGTCTGTTAAGTAGTGTTGTTCTAGTTCGCCTAATGCTTTAAGTCTTACATAAACATATTTGTAATAGGGATCGCTCGTGACGCACATAACATCCACCCATTCGTTGCCATATCTAACTAACCATAAGTTAACTAAATCTTCTACCTTCAGGTTGAATGGTGCAGTCGTAAGCTCGTGCGCTTGTAGACAGCTAGATTGTTCGTGTACTGCACGAATGTTTGCTTGCGCAAGGCTAAATGCCGTCGCCGTATTGTTAGTAGTGACAACGTTCGCATACGGACTCATGCTCATTTATTGTCACCTTGGTTGGTACTCCTTGAACGCAGTCTCAAGTTACCTTTGGTTGACTTACCACCTTTGCGTAGCGGTTTAATATGGTCGATGTCCTTGCCAGTTCTGTCTATGCCTTCCTTGTCGTACATCCTGCGTGCACGTTGGCGCTCATGTTGGTCAGAACCCGGACCGGACTTGCCGGTTTCCAAATCACGTTTGTATTCTTTTTTGTAGTCACGTTTGCGTGTAGCCATTTTGTTTCCTTTCAACGGGTGTCAATCTTTTCGTTTGGTATTGAATTCACATGTCTTGACCGGGCACCATCCACAAAGCGGAGTCTGTGTTGGGTTCCATACATCGGTAGCTACGCAGT